ACAGCCCCCAAAGCAATATTGTATGGATCTGTCATTTCTCTAGCCTCATCTATAGAGATAATTTTATTGCTATTGTTATATTCGCTAAATCCAGCGTTGATAATATGACCAACAATCTTTTCTTTATTGTGTTCAATGTTAGTAGGCTTGTGAATGAAATTATTGACAACTTTTGTGGCTAAAGCCGAGTCGATTCCATCATCATTCTTGTTGAATTGGTTTACTACGGCTGCGTTAAACGCCACGCCCAGCAAATCTATATTCTGAGAAAAGTCTATATCTTTTGGAAGCAGTTCTTTTAGGTTGCTTAAAGAAGCTTTTGAGATAAACGACTCCTCTTCTTTTGCATAAGCAAGAATTGGAACATCAAAAGAGGTTTTATACAAGTAATTTTTTTTCATTTAGAAAATTTGTTGGAATGGTACAGCAAAGCTGCTGAATAATCGTCTTCGATTTCAAATTCTGCCGCAGTTTCAAGAACTTCGGGCTTCGTGTGCAAAGAAGATATAGTTTCGAAGTTGTTTACACAAGAAATTGCAACATCATTCCAATTTTCCATGTCACTTGAGACAACAATGCTTTCACAAAGTTTGTTGACCATCTCTTTTTGATTATCTGATAGTTCATCAATAGACAAGTTAGATTTTAAGCTGCTCGCCACAGAAGTTTGAAGCTCTTCAATCTTATTTACTACGCCGCGAATATTTTTAACGGAAAAGTTTGCCTTAGCCAATGGTATACCCGTGGTTCCCTCTGGTCTTCCAGCAACCTTTGGAGTAGTGTTGATTGGTCCAGCGTCTTTTGGAGTTTTTGGGGCTGGTGGAGAAATTGTTGGAATGCCACCAACAATCGGATTGTAGAATCCGTCTTTTCTTTGAGAAATAAATTCTTCTTGAGATGGAGCAATGTCTTCTGCTTTTGGAAATTCGCCAGTATGAAACATTTCCATTCCTTGTTGTGGGGTGATAACGCCAAGCTCCATGAGTCTGGTAGTCACTCGCATAAGTTGTGTCTTATCTCTAATGTCAATATCTCTAAATTTTGCCGTAGGATACTTTTTCAATCCCAAGGCTTTAGAAATTCTTTTAATTTCGGGCTGCAAAAACTCGTTCAAGAAAGCGTTTCTCGATTCTTTTAATCTATCCAAAAAGATCTCAGCCTTGACTTCTGTAGAGCTATACTTTTCTTCACCAACAATGATATTTTGAAGACCTTGTTTAATATCTTCATTGAGGACTTTATATTTTTCTGGACCAAGAACCTTGTTTAAGTCTGGAATAACGAAATCTGCTTTTGTAGTATAATCGGAAACAAGAACCCTGCCAACACTTTCATTTTTAAAAAGCTTTTGCATCGCAATCAGATTGTTCTGATTAATTCCACCTTTGTCAGGCTCAGCTCCCATAGTAATCAATAAAATTACATTCTCGACAGTGCGAGTAATAGCTTGATCCATCTTCTTCAGTTCAAGTTTGGCATTAATGTCTTCCAATACAGGATAGCCAAAAGGAATAGCGAATGGTTCGTAGTCTTGTTTCTTGTAAAAAACAAAAATAATCTTGTTTGGATCTAGTTTGATTTTTAGACCATTCTGATAATAAGCGCCTTTTTGAATGTCTTCTTTAACATTTTGCGGCAAACCATTGAATGTTTCTCGATCTTCATCGGAAACTGGGTTTTGTAGTCGAGCCAACTCATATTCTGACAAAATTTTCTCATAAGCTCCCGTTTCAAAGCTAGAACCTCTTTTTGCGACAATGTCAAAAGGATTCAGGAGGATATAACGAATTGGAATTTTGCTCGATGTTGGGCGTTCTTCTGAAATTTTCTGAACAAGAGGGGCATAATCGCTTGTTTGAATCTGTCCGTCTACTCTATAAAAGAAAATATTGCCGCTTCTGTAGAATTCTCTAAAAAATTGATCTTTCAAATGCCAAATTTTAATCTTTTTAAACCACAGCTCAAAAAAATCACGGCTTTTTTTCGTTCCCCCATCCAAATACAGCTCTGTATTGGCAAATTCCGACATAACGTCTATAGAATTGCGAAAAACGGCGACATTAGCATACGCTTTTTGGCATAGTTCAATAGCTTCTCGCACATTGACTCCATCCATAGCATAACTATATGGCAAAAGACCATTGCGGATGCTGCTAAAGCGGTCGTGTGTGCGTGTAAATGCAGCTCTGTTTTTACGGCTTCCGCTACGAGAAGAGCTTTCTACTCTCGAATAATCATCATTTGCAAAAGATACGCCAACAGAAGCTTCAGAAACATAAAATGGCTCACCGCATAGCTCTGGCTCGTAGTCATTTTGACTAGAAGTCATGATTGGGATTTGTTTATTGTCGAACTTTTTCCAGTAGTCTGACTTCTTGTTATAATGTCGCTTTTCCATTACTCTATATTACACGAAAAAGTGCAAAAGTTAACTTTAAAAGTTAATCAACAAACATTGGGACAAATGTTGCTTGGACATTTTCAGTCGGAGTAGCCATCATATCGAAATATATGTTCATCATCCAATTGCCAAGAACAAGAGCTGAGTAAGAGTCTTTTCTTGCTTTATCAGCATTGCGCTGCTTTTTAAGATTGTGCGGCAAATCAAAAGATTGCGAGCCGTTTGTGGTAGTAGAAACTTGAATCAAAGCACATTGGACTTTTGTGGTATCAACTGTAGCCTTCAAGTGCTCGATCAAGTCGATTTGTTTAGCGTAAGAATCTACATCATCATTGTATCGCGAGAAAGAAAGCTCGTCGATAGGTATTACCGCTGCTTTTTGGCGCGAATAATCGTCATCAAGAGCAGCGCCAGCGAACCAAATCTTTTTATGGTCGAAGGCTGCTTGTAGCATTTCATTTGCGCTGCGAATCCATTGAGAGCTAGGCTTTCTGAGAATACATATTTTCTTTGATTCTACATTGTATTGGTTACGAGCAATACGAAGATCGACTGCGTAGTTTTGAGGATCGTCGAAATCAACATCAATACATTGAATTTGTATTCCAGCCTTTTTAAAGATCTCACTTTCATTGCATGAGTTGATAAACTGAACGCCGCCGTTGTAGTCACCAACAATCATTGTAATATTGAAATGAGTATACAGGTAGTGAAAGTATACAATATGTTTTTTGAGGTTTGCGCCAGCTAATGCATAAGAATGAACTATCGTTCCAGATCGCTTATCAGCATTTAGCTTAATTACGTGCATTGCAAAGTCGTCAGAACCTTCGCTTTCAGACCAAGATGGGTCAAAAGACAAAATATACTCAGCGTTTTTGTCGCCGATCACTTCCACAGATTGACCTTCGCCATCAGGAATGGTGCAAGCTGCCATTTTACTGACCTTAAAGTATCCAGAGCTATCATCTGTAAAGACAGAGCCAAACTCTCGTTCAAACTGAGCTTCGCTCATAGTAGCTTTCGATTGATCCAACAGGTTTTGATCATACAATTGTTTTGGCGCACAATCGTAGCTCAAGTGCATAATAACCCTATGAGCATTATCTTGTTTAGATGGATTGAGAATGAGGTTTTCGTATTGCTGATAAAGCTTATACAGATATTCGAACTTATAAGACGCAGAAGACAATCCAATAATCTTGTTATGTGGCCATTTGTGGCGGTCTTCTTCTTTCATCTTTCCTGCCGCAATCATCTTTGTTTCCAAATCATAAATCTTCTGGCGCTCTGTAGGGTTTTCTACAACGGCCAAGAACGGAAGAATAACTTCGTTAATAATTTTCTCTGGCATCAAAAGAAGCTCGTCGATAATCATTCTTTGGAAGCGGAAACCCCTTAGTTTTTCACCGTCACCAAGAGGAAGTGCGATGATTTTACTGCGACCAATCTCCATTACCCATTGGTCATTTGATTTGCTTACTCTTGTAATGCATTGCGATAAGAACGCTGCCTTTGGACTCTTAGCAATCTCTTCAATCTTGTTAAAGATCATTCGACTCTGACGGAAAGACTTTGATATAATGCCAATATAGACACCTTGGTTCAAAATAGCGTCCATCGCGGCAAAAATACCAGTTGTGAAAGACTTGGAAAGGCCCCTCGAATTATGATGCACAATACCATTGCCGATATAGCACTCTTCATTTTCTACAGTAATATCTACTGATCTTACTTGGCAAGGCGCAATGGTTTTTACCACAGAAAACGCAACCCTTTCTTCTTTAATTGAATCAATAATATATTTAGTATCTTCTGACAAATCCTGGAGATTATCCAATTCATTTTGAGAAAAATCTATTCCCCATTGCCCCTTTTTCCCACAGAGCTTTTCGCGTGAACCTTCTTTTTTTAGTAATTGTCCAAATCTTGGAATCAGTTTATTTTGGTAGTTTCTTGAGCTAGATCTATCAATGATTTTTTGAAGATTGGATTTTTTATGAGAAACAATAAAGTCTATTTCTTCTTGAAATTTCTTTAAGCTAGAAGCGTCATTTGTTAATACTAGATCATAATAAGGCACATCATTGTTTTGCCCAGAAAGCCTCAAATTAGATTCAACTCCCAAGTTATTTAAAAGCATTTTTACTTGACGCAATAATTGAAGAGATGTGTTTTTTAATCCCACTTTACTATTGTTTGGTTGAAAAGATGCATATCCATCCGCATCAAATAATCCACCAATTAAAGCGCATAGATTTCCTTTTTCTGCGGCTAAGATTTGATCACAGATTAGTTTATCTTTTGATTTTAGAGATTTATCCCAACCTATTGATTCTAATGCTTTAACCAATTCTCGATTAAATACTGAATACTCGTAGAAATTTAAATTAGCGCTGCGTTGACGAGCATACATTTTAAAATCATTAGCTTGTGTAAATTTCAAGATCGCTTCTTGAATTTCATAATTTTCCGAGCAATAGTGAACTCCATCTTGATTGATATAACCATCGCCCAAAACATATCCCAGCCAGTAGAATAAGTGCTGCTTGTTTTTGAAATTAAAATCTTTAAAAATATCCTGGTTTCCCCAGACATCTGTTCCCAATTTTACTGGAACAACGTCTCCTTCTTTAATGTTTTGAATCTCTTCGAATTGAAACTGAAAATCTCTGAAAATAAGAGTTTTATGTCCAATTTTAGCCTTAAATGAATCGCCAGATTTCAGGGTTATTTCTAGTCCATCTTCCAGGGGGTTAATTCTTTTGTCTGTGACTAAATTGAGCTGCTCGCGAGAACGAACCATTTCACCAACTTGAATATCTTTAATTTTTTTGAACCCATTTTCAGTTAGTACATATTCATCTTCCGAAAGACACCATATCCCCAAGAAGTAATCTGTCTCCATCATCGCTTTAATTGCCATGTGTTGGAAAGGGAACAATGAAACTCCTGAAATAAGTTCAGAAGTGAAAGATGGATTCTCTTTTAAGAATTTATACAAGAGAACTTTAGCCTTTTCTTCTTCAAGAAATCCTTTTGTATTCAAGATCTCTTCGTTGATCTTGTCGAATTTCTTATGCAATATTTGATGTCCTTTTTCCCAAGCCATATTTATTTAATATCAAAGTAGTTCATTTCTCCAATGTCCAAAAAGTATTGAACATCCACATTCCACATTTTAGGACCAAGCATCAATAGCTTTGGTATCAGTATTTGACTGCTGCTTCTATTACCAGCGAAAACAAACTGACAACAATCGCGGTAATCTCTTTGTAACTGCTTCATATTGTGGAAAATGAAGTCTAAGTTGAATTTTTTAGGTGCATACCTATTCAGATCACGCAGTTTGTAAAGATTGCTCTCCACTACAATAAACAAAAAAGAATTTGATTGTCTGCATCTCTCCAACTCTCTTACAAATCGCTTGTATTCTGTGGATAGAGTGCCGCAAAAGTCATTAAACGATTTTCTGTCTACATAAGTGTATTGGAAGTTTTCTCTTGTTACGCAGTAATCTCCAATATCTAGTTTTAGCGGAGCTGAATTCTTAAATTTGAGTGGTTGCTGCTCTCTAGTGTCAATAAATATCTTAACATCTCGATAGTCTTTGTGGAATTCTTTTGGAAGGTTTGCGCCAAGCATTGGTTTTACGCCACAAAGGTCACAAGCTGTTTTATAACTGCCGAAAATACGCTTATAGACTCTTAGTGGCGGCAGTTCTGAGGTATATAGCTCTGTCGTGCATGGTCCATAGTCTAAATCCTTTTTTTCTATGCGTTTTTTAAGCAAATAAATAATGTATTCTTTAACTTCTTCTTGGTCTGCTACGTCACACCATTCTACTAGTTGATCATAGCTGGCGAAATCTCTTTCAAAGTAGTCTTCATAATTTTTGAATTGGATTTGGCAACCAGTAAGCTTGTTGTAGCGCGGATAATTTTTTACATAGTAATCCCCCAAAACCATATCGTGTTTTTTGATATGATGATGAAGGCTTTTTAGCGAGTCGAATGACTCTCTGCATTCTTTACAGTTAAATGACATGTTCTTTTGAAATTCCAAGAATACGAGCTTTCCACTCATCCATTCCTTCGAGTCTATTAGCTTCTTCAGCGACAAGTTCTTTTTGCATTTCTGCAATTTTGACCATATTGTTTCTTTCTTCTTCGTCTTGGAAGAATTGAACAAGAGCCAATAGAGAAGCGTTTTCTTTTTGCTTGCTCTGCATCCTTGAAGCTCTATCTCCCTGTAGTTTTTTTGTCAAGTTTTCGATTCGAGTTTCGCATTGATGATATTCACCGCTTTTTGCTTTAATAATCTCCGCAAGTCTAACGCTCATCTCTTCTTGATCGTTAGCAATGTCGAACATATCGTTTAGCTTATTCAAATGCTTACTAATCACCTCAAGATTGATGATTTCTTTGCACACGTTCATGTATAGGTTAATTTCGTCAGACGTAAGATCTGGCTTATCCCATGTTAGGCGAATGAATTCTTGCTCAAAAAGCTCCCTATCGTCTTTGGACGTATAGTTATTCATAATCTTAACGAAACGTGAATTGTTAAGATTGATTCCTAGTTTCTCCACACAAATACGGAGCTGTCTATTAATCTTCTCCTCCTCAAATGTATGCCCAGTTGCATCATTAATTTTTTTGAGGACTCGCCCAAATGCTTTTGGCGCGACATAACTCGAAAGAGTCGCCTCGACATCCTCCGAGGGAGAATAGTCTGGATTCAGCTCCTTGATTATTGCGTGAACAGCCCGTTGTTCCATCGACAGAGGCTTAACCTCTTTTTTCGGAAAGAGTAGCTCTGCAATAGCTAGAGAAGACAAGCCTTTGTTGGCTTGATCTATGATAAACTCTCTTTGTTGCTCTGAAAACGATATGTCTTCTTTTTTTTCGCGGCGAGCAGTATTAAACTTCATTCCCGCAGAAATCATATACGCTCTAACTAAGCGCCCTTCTTTAGATCTTCCGTCAAGTTCTGGATTTTCGAAAACAACTCGCACGATCTCGTTGAGATCTGGCGTTTTACTAAAAACTTCTTGGATTTTTTGTTTTTGGTCTTCTGTTAAATTCATAGAACTATATCGTTTTTCTCAATAATTTCTTGGACTTTCTCTTTGAGCATTTTTTTTAGGTTTTTGATTTGTTTGTATCCTGCTGCTCGGTTTTTTTCTGATGTTTTGTAGCCCATGTATTGAGCTACATCATCTTCCGATGCATTTTCAAAAAACAACATCATGTAAACTTTATAATGCTCAGCAGAAAGTTCTTTTTTAAGTATGCTGTTGAGACGATCTATAACACTTGTGAAGTCTACGCCAGAATCTGTGAAAGAATCTATTTCTTGCTGATGATTTTCCATAGCAAGCGGCATTTTGACTCCATAGCCTTGTCTTTTTGACTTTGCCCATTTTGCATACATCGAGCATGAAGAATTTTGTTCGCCAGAGGAAGTAAGAGAGCATAAGTTGTCGCCCATGTTGTGAGGACAAGACATACAAGGCTTCACGTAATTGGTGTAATTGTTGCGCACAATGTTTTTGATTTGGTGCGAGGCAATTCTTGAAACCCAAGGCTCAAGCGGTCTGCTTTGATCCCACATATCCCATTTTTTGAAGATATGGGTTTTGATGATTTGCGCTACGTCTTCAAAATCGAACCAGTTGATAGCGTTAAGCCGCCACTTGTTCTGATATTTTGAAACAACAGAGTCAATTATATGATAACACTCTTCGTATGTCTTTATGCGAGGTTCTTCCACTTATTTTTTGCTTTGTTTAAAGTCTTCTAGGGTTTTTGCGCCTTTTCTTCTCGAAGAGGCAGCTGTTTTTGGCGCAGGATTAGCTTCTGAGCCAAGGATAGAACCAAGCGAGAAAGTGTTGTATTGAGACGATGCTTCAATATCTACTTGGAACTTTCTGATAGATGGAACTGATCGAGAATTAGAATAAGATTCTCCGTCATCTTCATCATCATCTTCCTCGTCGTCTTCTTCTTCGTCGTCGTCATCCATTTCCTCTTCTTTTTCTTTCATCTTCTTTTTAACGGGACTAAATGGCGTGCCGCAGGAAGAGCAGAAGTTGGGCTTGGCGAGATTATACTCATGCTTTTTGCCGCATTCAGAACAATATATAGCGCTCATACATAATGATGCGTTTTTTTATTGATTTTTCAACAAAAAAATAGACACGAAGATACAGGGAATACACGTTATATCAATCGGCATTTCGCTGCGTGCGTTGTGTAACCCTGCACCTTTATTTACACATGAAAGTCGCCGTCTTCGAGTTTTTTGACAATGAATTTCAAGATTTCACTGCGAACAATATCATCTTTAGTAAACACGAATGTTTGAATTCCTTTTTGCTTACTTTCTTCATCATTGAAAATTCCCATCATGGGCGAGAAACCTGTTTTCAGCTTACCAATATCGCTTTGCATAGCATCGCCGCAGATAATAATCTTGGAACCTTCGCCAATTCGGGTAATCAAAGTAATAAGTTCTTTGGCGGAAAAGTTTTGAGCTTCATCCGCGACAATAATTTTGTCAGTCCAACTTGCGCCACGCAAAAAGTTGATAGGCACGGCACTGATTCTTCCTGTTGATTTAAGATGCGCCATATCTTGCGGCACAACAATCTCCTCAAGCTTATCATAGAGAGGCATCAGGAACGGATCGAACTTCTCAGAAATATCACCAGGTAAGCTACCTAATCCTTTATCAGCACTTTCGATAATGCTACGAATATAAAGAAGCTGCTTGTTGCTGTCTTCTGACATCATCTCGATAGCTGCATAAAGCGCCATGTATGTCTTAGAAGTTCCCGCTGCTCCAGATATAAAAATGATTTTATTTTCGGGGTCTAAAAGCATCCCAAGTAATTGAACTTGTTTTGGGGTGAACTTGAAGTTCTTTTTTTTAGTTTTGATTTTGCTCGCTTGATTCAACTGAATCTCAACCGAGTCCGACTGACTAAATCTTTTTTTAGGCATTTGTATCTTTTACACCTATTTATAGAACAGCTTCGTCAATAGTTACGTCTGCGGTTAAAATATTTCCAGGCTGGGCAGATAGATTTTGAGCGCTGAGCCTAGCTTCTGTTGAAACAAAAAGAGTGTTTTGCGGCAAAACAAGTTCCCCGAGTTCGTTTTTTAGATTGATGTTCATTGCCCCGAAAGCTCCTGACTCGTTGATGAACTGATTGATGTTTGTCGATTTAATGTTTACTTGTTTGTTTACCTCATCAAGAAACACGCTGTTGGGAAATCTTTTTGAAACAGCATAAGAATATGTTCTCTTGAAGCTCATAGAATAAGACACATTCGATTGAATTGGCGCAGAGTAGTTTGTTGTCCCCGAAACTTCTGCAAAGTGACCATACGCAACTTTCTTGGATGTTTCTATTGGAGACAGCGCTTGCCCCGAAACAAAAGGTAATCCATGGGGAGGAATTGTGCATGTAAAGTTCACATTCATCATCACTGGTTGAAACGGCGCAATGTCGATTGAAAAATCGTCGAGATAACAACCGCTAAAGATTCTATCGCCAACAGTAAGATCTACACTGTTGAATCCAGTAAGATCATTCGCAAACACGCCAGATGCGAAATTAAAAGAGTTTTGCGCCAAATTATCATTGAGAAGCTTGTTGCAAACAGGGTAAGAAAAAGAAAGCTTTGTGTCTGCATTGCCTCCTACTCTCATATCAGGAATTAGATTTGGGGCAAGATAAGACTGCCTAGCTAGTTTCGCGGCGTTAGAAATCTTCACATCTGTTGCTAGCGCTACAAACGATCCAGTTGCTCCAAAACTGTTTCGGGGCATAGAGATTCTAATATTTTCGTAGCGTATGATAGACATCTCTGTTTATTACACATTTTTTTTGTGTTTATAAAAGGTTTTGTGAAAACAGGGTCTGGGATTTTTTTTTGAAGTTTTTTGGGGTTTTTCTGTGTTGGCGCAATCGCGCCCGAGAAATGGGGGGAGGGTGTGTGGTTTGTTTGCGTTTGTGTTGGGAGAATGAGGAAAGTATCCCCCCCCCGCGCAGCGCAGAAGCGTCTAACAATTTTTTTGAGAAATGGGGGGGTGGTTGTCAACCGTTTTCTTCTCGCATGACACAAAAAAAATCTTCACAAAACACGAAAAAAGTTCTTGCGCTTCACCTGTTTTTGCATTACCATTTGCGCATGTCCAGTTCATCACACACCGTCACCGCCTTTATCACCATTGAGCAATTCGATGACAAGTTTAACGTCATTGGTTCTTTCGACGTTTGCGTCGAGGGTCATTTCTTTTCCGATTTTGGCGACTATGATACGCCGCCTGTTGATAGTTTTGAGATTCTTTCTTCCACGTTAGAAGATGGCTCGGATTATGAGCTTTGTGAGGAAGAAGAGCATGAGGCAAAAATTGCTTTGCTCCATGCGTTAGAAATTGCGCAATCGTATCAAGACTGAAGCAAAGTCTAACGGGGGCGAAAGCCCCCACAAAAAAATCAAAAAAAAATTGTTGACTTACACACAAAAAAAACCTTACACTTTCCCCGTCATGAGAAGCTTCACTCAGTTTGTTCTTTTGTTTTCTTGTTCTTTGTTGCTCATTGCTCTTATGATTCTCTGCTTTTGCTTAGGAATCAATTCTAGCGAAAGCATTCATCATGTTCTTGCTAGTCTGGGAGTGATTTGTTGCTTAGGATTGTTTTTTGAGCTTTCGAGCATTGCTGCTTTGTTGAAATAATCAAAAAAAATAATTGACAAACTCGCAAAAATCCTTTATCTTTTCCTCGTTATGTTCTTCGACTACAATACACCAACTGAAAAACTCGTTTCCGCCCTCGTCAACAAAACCGTTCGCTACTTTGCGGAAAAGTCAAAGCTGAAAGCTGACGGCGTTCGCGTCCTGAAAATTGAAGCGGTTGAAAATGTCGCCTTTGCCAAGAATGGCAAGCGTTATGTCACCGTGAAAGCGTTAGATGTAGACGACAATGGCGAAAGCAAATACCGCAACTTGCATCTTGCTGGTATTGACCTTGTGGTCTGACAACAGCGGGGGAGTCGGTCGCAAGATCGGCTCCCCTGTCAAGAAAAAAAACAACAAAAAACACAATCGTCATAAGTTGTTGAAAATCAACGACTTACATCGACGCGACCCCTTCGGGGTCGTTTTGCCGTAAGTTGTTGAAAATCAACGGTTTACGCAGATTGTTAGACTTCTAACAAGTCAAAAAACGGTTTTCGTTAGGCTTTTGTCAAGAAAAAAATAAGCCATAACACAAAAAAAATAAATAAAAAATAGAAAAAAATACTTGCGCGTTAGTCTCTGAAATGCTACTCTTTGCGCGTCATGAAATACTTTGCTATCTTTACACTCACCGCCCTTATTCTTTCCGTTGCCGCTTTCGCAATCATCACGGGAGCGCAATCTTGCGAAACGCATGTTCACGTTGCTTGCATTGCTTGCTTTGTTGGTTCGATGGGCTTGCTTGTCATGCTTTCCGATACTTTAGAAAAACAATAAAAAAAACTATTGACAAAATCCCTCAATCTGCTAACTTTTCCCCGTCATGAAATTACTTACTACCGCCAATACAAAAATCCGAAAAGGTGAAAAACACGGTTACAAAACTTTCGGCATTCACCTTGCCCCCGCTAGTCTATCAGGTTTCAACGTCTGTAAAGACGCATCTCCAGGATGTGCCGCCGCTTGTCTCAATACCGCTGGTATGGGAGTCTATTCCAACGTGCAACGCGCAAGAATTGAAAAAACAAAATTGTTTTTCAAAGATAAAGCGTCATTCATGGCGCAGCTCATTAAAGAAATCTCTTCTGCTATCAAATCCGCTCAAAAAAATGGCATGGTCGCAACTTTCCGCTTGAATCTCACAAGTGACTTGCCATGGGAAAAAATCAAATTGAACGGGCGCAATATCTTTGACATGTTTCCGCAGTGCTGGTTTTACGATTACACCAAAAGCCCCGAACGCATGACGGCTTTTCTTGCTGGTGAAATGCCAAAAAATTATCACTTGACTTTCTCACGTTCGGAGACTAACGGCGCAATAGCTGAATCAATTCTTAAATCGGGCGGCAATGTTGCAATGGTTTTTCGCAAGTCTCTTCCCTCTCAATACTTGGGAGTGCAAGTCGTCAATGGCGATGATACAGATTTGCGCTTTCTCGATGGTTCGGGAAACATCATCGGACTTGTCGAGAAAGGCAAGGCAAAGAAAGATGAAAGCGGCTTTGTGATCGAACACTAACACCTAACGAAAAAAATGATTTTTTTCTTGATTGTTGCGGTGCTTTTGTTCCTGCTGGCAGACCGAAAATAAATAAAAAAAAGCTTGACAAAGTGGCGCGTCGATTGCCTCAATAAGTTGTTGAAAATCAACGACTTACATCGACGCGACCCCTTCGGGGTCGTTTTGCCGTAAGTTGTTGAAAATCAACGATTTACGCAAGCCGTTAGAGTCCAAACGGCTTAAAAAGTGGTTTTCGTTAGACTCTTGTCAAGAAAAAAACGCGCTTTTCTGAAAAAACTTTTTTGCGAAAAATAGAAAAAAGTTCTTGTGTTTTTGTTGGTTCTAGGTTAAACTTTTCTCGTTATGCGACATCCCCATTCACACTGCCCCTCATACCAAATCACACGCAGCAAGGAAATCGAAGCTGATCTCGAAGAGATGCGCGAAGAGATTGCCGCTCAACTCAAGCCTGGAGTCAATACCAATCGCGGCATCTTTTCTTACTGGGATGAAAAGACAGCTGTTTTCAATGATGGCAAAGGTTGGGTCGGTTGGAAATGCTTGCAATTTGTGCAGTTGCGCGACTAAAAACTCGACAACTGTTTTGTTGCTTATCGTCATAAGTCGTTGAAAATCAACGACTTACGTCGAGGCGACCCCGAAGGGGTCGTTTTGCTGTAAGTTGTTGAAAATCAACGGTTTATTCGTGTCGAGGCTATCTAACAAGTCAAAAAAGCGTTTTTCGTTAGACTTTTGTCAAGCGTTTTTTACAAGTATGACAAACTTTTTTCGGAAAATAAATCAAAAAAAAATGTTGACTATCCGCGCAAAAAAGAGTATTCTTTCCTCGCCATGACATACCAATTCATCAAGACAAACTCAAACGGAAAATTCACCACTACTCGCACCGCAGAACGCACAAAATACGATTGTGACCTTTTCGAGATGACACGCTCGCGCCGTTTCAAATCTCATGAGGAGCTTGTCGTTTTCGGCGGCGCAAATATGGCTGTGGCGGTTTTTGTTTCTCGCAAAGAGGCGGCAAGACTGTTGAAAACTTTTCGCGCAAAACGCGCACTTGCATAAAAAACTTGTTGACAATACTGCAAAAATAAACTATTCTTTCCCCGCAACCAATACTCCATCATGAAACACATCGCCACCATCGTCGGTTCCGCCTTACTCACCCTATCTCCAATTTTCAGCTTCTGCGCTTTCGCCATCTATCGGGGCAAAAGTGAAGTCTTTGACGCTATCTGCTTTTTTGTTTTTGGAGCTACTTGCTACGCTCTCGCCCACATTCAAAACTACATCAAAAACAATTAAAAAAAATCTTGACAACCCCCCCCCAAAACAACTAACTTTCTCTCGCCTACTAACAACAAACAAAACAAAACTATGCAACACACCGCAACACAATCCGAAATCGCACAACTCATCGACGCAACAAAAGGACGTTTCTTTTCTATCACTTTCCAAAAGAAAGATGGAACGATGCGCACCATTAACGCAAAAGACCGCTTTTCAAAGCTGGTTAAAGGAACTGGCTCGCCAGCGACCACCGCTCTTCGTCAGCAAGGCTACATGTTTGCCGTGAATCGCAATCGTGATACATACTTTAGTTTTATGCCTGAAAAGGTTACGCATTTCAAATGCGGCGGCATTGAAAAACAATTTTCAATCGTGGTGGATTGAGCATGGCAGAGGGGGGCGGCTTTTTGTTTCGCCGCTCCCCTCAAAATGCAAAAAAAAGTAAAAAAACTTGTTGACTTATCCGCAAAAATAAACTATCTTTCTCTCGCCATGATTGAAGAAATCGAAACCGTCATTTACTGTGGCTCAGAAGTTGAGCTTGTCGAAGTTGTCAATACTCCAGTTGGAAATCGCGCCCTCATCCGCTTTGAGGATGGGCGTGAGGATGAAGTTCCGTTAGGCACTCTGGAGTTCGTCTAACGGAAAACACACAGCCAGCCCCGAAAGGGGTTGGCTTACACATCGCGAATCGTCATAAGTCGTTGATACTCAACGACTTACATCGACGCGACCCCTTCGGGGTCGTTTTGCCGTAAGTGATTGAAAATCAATGGTTTACGCAGGTTGTTAGGCTCCTAACAAGTAAAAAAAGCGTTTTCCGTTAGACTTTTGTCAAGTGTTTTTTGCACGTATGACAAACTTTTTTTAGAAAATAATCAAAAAAAATACTTGCGCCGATTGGTTTTTACTGTTACTCTTTCCCCGCCATGAAATATGAAATGCAAATAAAAATCCAAGACCCGCAAGACCCCACAAAAAAAATCTGGAAGTCAATCCGTCAAACTCCATCGTCTGCACCGTATCAATACGATACGCAAGAGGAAGCGTGTAAAATGCTGCGTATGTTCTACGGTCACGCATTACGCAGCGATGAAATGCGAGTGATTGAAGCAAAATAAATCTTGACAATCTGCCCCAAAACAACTAACATATCGCCGCCATGAACAAACTCTTAAAAGAATACTTGCAAAACGAAGAAAACAATTGCCACGCCGAAAACTGTGTTTTGCTCGCTGAAAATTTTGGAACAGAAAGCGAAAAATTTATCTGCTACGCCAATTTGAATTACAAAAACCGTTTTTTTAATGTCGATTGCTGTTTAAGTTCTGCCGCGCATCAAGCCACAAAACAATATGTCAAAAAACTTGTTGACAACTCACCTCAAAACAACTAACATTTTCTTGCCATGAATAACACACGTAAAAAATGCCTCACTATCATGAACGCCGCTTGCATCGACTTGTCGGGTCTTTGCCTCTCTGACTTGCCCGATCTTCCCTGCGTCATGTATGGTCTTGATGAGATGGAAGAATACATTGAAGAAGAGGGAGAGGAAAACGCTCTCGTTTCTGAACTTTACAGCATCGCGCAAGATGCTGTGATAGAACTGTTAGAAGAGGAGGGTTTCGAAGTCTAACAATTTTTCGGTGGTTGACATACAAGGGGAGCGGTTTTTGGTTTAGCCGCTCCCCAACATTTTCAAAAAAAAGTCTTGACATAATCGCACAAAGCCAATCGTCGTAAGTTGTTGATAATGAACGACTTACACCGATGCGACCCCTACGGGGTCGTTTTGCCGTAAGTTGTTGAAACTCAACGGCTTACGACTCTTCGTCATAAGTTGTTGATAATCAAGCACTTACACGGATCAGACCCCGTAGGGGTCGTTTTGGCGTAAGTCGTTGATACTCAACGGCTTACGACTCTTCGTCATAAGTTGTTGATAATCAAGCACTTACACGGATCAGACCCCGTAGGGGTCGTTTTGGCGTAAGTCGTTGATACTCAACGGTTTATGAAGATTCAAAATTTACTCCCAAATCCCCCCGCACGGTTATTTAACGGTTATTTATTTACTATTTATTTACTATTTATTTGATTTTTATTTGCAGAAACTTGTTGACAAATAGCCGCAGAAAGTGCATTTTTCTCTCGCCATGTTGCCACTAAATCAAATCGTTCGCATCTATTTCAATCTCCACAAGAAAAAGCTGTCTGTTCAGACAAAAGTAAATGGGCGTTGGAAAGTCGTTGCGCATCTGGAAGATGCTTACGTTAGAAACGTGCAGTTCAAAGTATCAGAAGCGGGTCGCCAGCGTGTTCTTAAACAAAAAAGAAAGAATGTTCACGCATTCATCATTGGCACGTTAGTTTCTGGCATTCAGTCTAACAAGCCTTTTCTTTCTGTTAGATACAATCCTTATGAGGCAGATCGGTTTCAGTGCCAAGGTTCAGACATCTTTCTCGCAGAAGAAGTGATCTTAAATGGTAAAAAAGTTTTTGCTGCTCGTTGATTAAAAATTCTTGACACTCCCCCCGAAAAACATAATACTTTCGCCGCCATGTTTGCCACCACTACAGAAATCACTCAATACATCCGCATGACCTTGAAACAGTGGGGAATGTCTCACCTCAAAATCGAATGGATGAACGGACAAAACTTTCTCGGTCTTGCCTACGTATCGCAAGACAAAATCAAACTCAACAAAATTATTCTTGTTTCATTCAAGCTATTCGATGAGGTCTTGAAGCATGAGATTGCGCACTTCATTCAGTTCAAGCGGAATGGCAATCGCTTTCTGAGAAAGAACGGTCGCCGCATTTTACATGGAGAAGATTTCGCCGCTGTGTGTAAAGAAATGGGTATCCCTGCTAGAACTCGCATTCCACTTCCAAAATACATTTATGCATGAAAACAAAAAAGAAACAACTTGCGCAAAATTCTCTTGACATGCGCAACCTAGTCCGTCATCCTGTCGCCCCGCCTTGCTTCTCATTCAAAGACCGCAAGAAAGAATCAAACAAAAAAGCTTGTAGAAAATGAAACAACTTTACAGACTCAAATCTAACCGTTCAACTATTGTCGAGAAAGACGGGAATCAACACAAAGTCTTTTGGACTTCTTGCATGGATAGTGGATTTAACTCTCGCTGGATGCGTAGCAAGTGGAACCCTGACAATGTGGAACCGTTAAACGGAGAAGAAAACAATCTTTTTCATCAGAAATGGGAAGAATATCAAAAACGCTTTCATGGCTTCATCAAGTAAATCAAAAGGATCTGTGAAAACTGTCGAGTGGTGGAAACACCTACGCGACAGAAAACGCGCACAAAACAAACTTGTTCGTCGTGATGGTAAGAAACAAATAGACGAAGAACAAAAGAAATAGTTTTCCCTCGCTAGAAGGACAAGGGCCTCCATGCCCCGACTGGAAACAGCTTACTTCTAGTGGGGGATTCTCATAAGTTGTTGAAAATCAACGACTTACATCGACGCGACCCCGAAGGGGTCATTTTGCTGTAAGTTGTTGAAAACCAACGGTTTATGGCGATTGCTGCCGTAGGTAAAAATCTGTTAGAGGTTTTTCGTTAGAGTCTGTCAAGAACTTTTTTCGCACAATCGCACAAAAATAATTGTGAAAAAATACAAAAAACATATTGACAATTCCCGCCGAAATGCTATCTTTTGCGTGTCGCCGATGATTGGCGCACTTCACAACTAACTATCACCTCACTACTACTATGGGACTGGACATGTATCTCTACGCAAAGCAAGGAAAAGAAAAACAAGAAATAGGTTATTGGCGCAAACATAACGCGCTTCATGGTTGGATGGAAAAGCTATGGGAAGAAAGGGGTTGCCCTCGCCGCCATAAAGATGATCCATCTTTCAACTGCATTCCTTTGCAATTGAACGCAAAACATCTTGAACGCTTGGAGCAAGCTGTTCTTGCTGATGAATTGCCAGAAACAAAAGGCTTCTTTTTCGGCTCGGATTCTCGCGGCGATGACTACTACAAAAAACAAACTCTCGACTTTATTGTTGTGGCTCGCCAAGCTATCAAGGAGGGCAAGAAAGTTTTTTACTATTCTTGGTGGTAAATTCTTGACAACTCCCCCCGAAACAACTAACTTTTCTCCGCATGAAATTGCTAACTACATCAAATACCAAAATCAAAAAAGGAGAAGCTCTTGGCTTCCAGACGTTCGGCGTTCACCTCGCGCCTTCTAACTTGTCGGGCTTCAATACTTGTCAAAACGCTAGCACTGGCTGTGCTGCTGCTTGTCTCAATACCGCTGGGCATGGCGTTTTCTCCACTGTGCAAGCTGCACGTATCGCAAAAACAAAATTCTTCTTTCAAGACAAGGCTTTATTCATGGCTCAACTTGTGAAAGAAATCGCTGCTGCTGTGAAATCGGCAGAAAAGAAAAAACTTACTCCCTGCTTTCGTTTGAATCTGACAAGCGATCTACCTTGGGAAAAAATCACACTGAACGGCAAAACTGTTTTTGATTTGTTCCCTGACGTTCAATTCTACGACTACACAAAAAGCGTATCTCGAATGACTGCTTTTCTTGATGAAAAATTGCCATCGAACTATGATCTGACATTCTCCCGTTCTGAGTCTAACGAAAAACTTGTCGATGCTGTTCTTGCCAGTGGCGGAAATGTCGCCGTGGTTTTCCGTGGCTCGCTTCCTCCAACGTGGAAAGGGTATCGTGTCGTTAGCGGTGACGAAAGTGACCTCCGCTTTCTTGACCCTCAAAACGTCATCGTCGGACTTGTCGAAAAAGGCAAAGCGAAAAAAGATTCTTCGGGTTTTGTTGTAGAGTCTCAAAAATTCTTCGGACTTTGTGATTGAACCAGCATGACCATTTGGCAAATCTTACTACTCGCGCTGCTGTTGTTTTTAATTGCGTTAAAATAAACCTTGACCACTCTCTCAAAACAACTAACCTTTCCCCGATATGACAGACCTAAACGACCCGAAAAATGCCGCTATCTATCTCCGTGCCGCTGGACACTTTCTTTCACAAGTTCCCGATTTAACGGCAGACCAACTCTGCTGCGCCTTGGTTGACGAGGACGACGAGAACCGCCCCCGCATTATGCTATGGGATGCGATTGAAAAACACGCTGAAAGCTGCGGCGATGATCCCTACACATACACTGAAGAACTCATCTCAATCTTGGCTGAAGACATGCTAGACCTTTCTAACGGTAAGTGATGACATGGCACGCCCTACCCCTTAGCGGGGGGTAGGGCAAATCGTCTTCGTAAGTTGTTGATAATCAACGACTTACACCCACGCGACCCCTACGGGGTCGTTTCGCTGTAAGTTGTTGAAACTCAAAGGTTTACGATTGCTTGTTATAAGTTGTTGATAATGAACGACTTACACGGATCAGACCCCGTAGGGGTCATTTTGCTGTAAGTGCTTGATTTCCAACAGTTTATTCATGTCTCTATTCAATACGCAATACGTCATAAATTACTTCCTATCGCTTATTTAGGCACATTCATTCCTTATTTAGCCTTATTTGATTAAATCGGGGGCATAATAAAAAAAACGCACCAGTTTCCCAGTGCGCTTATTTGTCGTTATCTTATTTGGAGTTTGCTGATTTACTCGTCGTCTTCTTCGTTTAAGCCAGCGTGTTCGTTCGCATCTTCCTCATCGTAGTCCATGTATTCTACTAGAAACTCTTTGAGCTGTTCTTTAGTCTCATTGCCATCGAACTCGGTTGCGATGCAGCCATCTTCCATAACCTCTGCGCCCCAGAACCAGCATCCTGGCTCAAAGTAAGCAAGAAGAAACGATGCGCCTGTCAACTCACTCAGTGCGCGAATAGCCTCACTAGGCGGCGACCATGCAGTATCAAAAAAGCATGAGCCACCATTCAAAAGAGATTCGGCAGTTTCTTTTGCTTCTTCCTCAGTCAAATCCCACTTAGTTCCCCAAGCAGAAGTTTGTGCACCAATAGTAGCAAAACCATTTTCATCATTCTCAGGACGCTCTGGTTTGACGATAGCCTCGAACGACAAGCCATGCTCTTTAAGAAAGGCTTCGAGTTTTGGAGTGGAGTTTGTTACGGTTAGTTTGTTGAAACAGTAATTGGGCATAGTAGTAGTTAGTTAGTAGTAGTAGTGGGGGGCGGGAGAAATGTAGGATTTTTTGTGGCGTTTGTCAAGGTGTTTTTTTGTATTTTTAATTGACGTTGTGATAGCGATCCCACAAAGCGTCATCGACTTTTTTAGCCAGCCAGCTACGCTGTTGAAAGATTTTCGCGCCATAGACAGGCTTGCGGCGGGAGAAGATACGAAAGAACAATTGTTTTATTTGTTTCATTTTGTTTTGGTGTTAGAATTATGCTCCGATGGTTTCCAGTAGGTCAATTACCCCAAGAGTGTATTTGATTTGAAAGGTTTGTTTTTCGCTGTCGTATGAGATTGGCTCATAGTCGAGAATGTCCACGTTATCGAAGACTTCATTTTCTACGGTATCAGCAAGAATACGCTGAATGTTTCCGAACGATGTTTCATTCCATGGCACTTCCAAGATGAGGGTTGCGACCGTGGGTTCTGTGATGCTGCGATTTTCTAGTAGTTGTTCTGATGTAATCATAAGAGGTGAGGAAGTATTGTTGTTTGTTTTGGGGATTGTGTCAAGTTATTTGTCAGCAAATCTTTCCAAAAGATTGTTTGCTCTATGTTGCCCCTCTTCAGATAAGCCTGTTTCTGTAAAGTTCAGACAGTTATCGTGCCAGTATTGAAGCTCTTGCCAGAAATCAACACTATGTCCCCGATACTCTGGCAACAAATGAGAGTCGAGATTGTCGATTTGATTCGCTTGAATCTCTGCAAAGATAGGGTCTTTTTGCATACCGCCAAAGCAAATTTTCTTTCCTTCGATTAAGCAGTGACCAACGGCACATTTGCGACCGTCTTCCATAAGGTATCTGCAACTGCCCTCTGCGTTAGTTGCTCTGCGAGAAGGATCGGCGGCGTAGTATTGAAAAGCTTCTTCCAGAATTTCTTTTTTTGTTTTCTGCTTTACGGGCAAAGACGCACTGTGAATCGCGAGATTCAAATGAGCCGAAAACTGTTCGTATTGTTCGCGCAGTTCTTTTGATGCGTAGACGGCATCAAGCAGTTCATTGGCGGCGTTGTCGAGGCTTTGTTCGATTTGGATAAGGTCTTCGTTAGTCATAGCAGTAATTGGGTGCGGGAGAAATGTAGCAAATTTCGGGAAGTTGTCAACATTTTTTTTTTGATTAAAAATTGGTGAGGGGAACTGGATTCGAACCAGCATTGATCCCTTACGGTGCTACTGCTTAGAAGGCAGTTCCGATACCCCCTCATTTATTTGAGGTTTTTCTGGTAGGATTCGAACCTACATCTACTGAATATTACTACAGTCGCTTTGTCCCATTAAGCTACAGAAAAGTTTGTTTGATTTGGTTGGCGGGGAAAGTAGGATTCGAACCCACGGTGAGCTTTTAACCCACTCTCGATTTCAAGTCGAGCGCATTAGACCACTCTGCCATTTCCCCTAAAAAGTGCGCCCGACTGGATTCGAACCAGTGATTCCTCGATTATGAGTCGAATACTTTAGACCGCTAAGTTACAAGCGCTTTATTTGTTATTTCGCGAGTTCTTTTTCGCAATTAACTTCCCATAGTTGGTCGAGTTCCATTCTATTGGGTTGTAGGTTCCACCTTGCCGAATAAATCTTTTCGTCTATTTGCGTGACGATGATATTATTTGATGGACTAGCGTTCGGACTTTTATTTAATGTCTCACGAATGTATTCGGGAATATGTATTTCCATATTGTTTATTTGTCTAAAAAGAATTTGGCGTTTGGAGGGAGCAGACACCACTCTGCTCCCTCGCTTACTACACCATTACACAGAAAGTTTTTCTAGGGCTTTGATACCTGCGCCTGTGATTTCGCGTTTGCCCTCGATGCGCATGAGATTTTTACGCAGCAAGTGCATCTCAATGTCGCGTTGCAATGCAGTCCTTGAGAAACCAGTTGCCGCTGACAACATAGCCAAAGTGCAAGGACCGCGCTGTTTAAGCACAGAAAGAATCTGGATCTCAGAGTTTGACAAGCCATCAGCAGTAATGCCAAGCTTATCGCACAATTCTTTCCATTCGTCTTGCCCGAACTTATGATTGTTTTTGCCCTCACAGTAGAGACAGATTTGTTTTGCACGTTTAACTGCGCTACGAGCATTGCCGCGAAGTGTTGGAACAATCTCGTCAATAACGTCACCTTGAAACTCTACCCAGTCAGCACGGCTCTGGAGAATCTGCGCCATCTCATCGGAGGAGTAGGGGCGGAAGTCAATCTCTTCAAAGCGGTCTTTCAGAGGAGCGAAGATTTTGTCTGGTTCGGTTGTAGCGAACAGATAGCTTTGGCGGGAGAAGTCGAACTCCATAGAGCTACCGTCCCATTCAAAGTTCTTGCGGAAACCTTTCTCCACGTTGAATACTGTCAGAAACGCATTTTGCAAGTCTTTGGGGAGTGCGTGGCATTCGTCAAAAATCAAAACAATGTCATTGTTCATGACAATAGGGATGAAAATCTGCTCAAAGAATTGACGATTGTTTTTGATCGTCGAGCAGTTAATTTCCAAAATTGGTTTTTTAAGAAGTTTGCTGAACTCTCTGGCAAATTCTGTCTTACCAAGTCCACGCGCCCCAGTCAAAAGCACAGGAGGAATAACACCGCCGTTTTGCGCAGCCTCAACATAGAATTGAAGAGTTGATTTGATGTGAGGTTGACCAATCATGTTTTCAAACATTTTCATCGAATAGTTAGTAGTTTTAGTGTTTTAAGTGTAATAAGAAGTATGAGTTACTTCGACAAGGAAAGTTTTACAATATCGGGGCAGATTGTCAACAAAAAAGAGAAAGAATTTTTGATGCAAAATAATTGTCGTTGGTGTGCAAGTTGTAAAAAAGCAAAAGACATTAGTGAGTTTTATAAAACCCAATACTCTTGCAAAGAATGCTGTCAATTAAAAAAGAAGAAATGGATGGAAGCTAATCCCGATTACTTTCAATCGTATAGAGATGCAAATAAAGAAAAGCAGAAGTTGGCTCATCGCTCTTGGTTTGAACGTAACAAAGAAAAGAAAAACGCTCAAAATAGAGAGTGGTATGAAAACAATAAAGAATCAGTTAAGTCTCGGTTAGCAAATAACCGAAGAAAGAACAGGTCAAATCCTCAAATTCGTTTGCGTAAAGCTTTGAGACAGAGAATTTATGGTTTTTTATTGGGCGCGAAATCTCAACGAACTATGGAGTTAATAGGATGCTCCATGCCAGAGCTAAAACTTTATTTAGAATCTTTGTTTTTAGACGGCATGACTTGGGAAAATTATGGCAATCCCAATGGTGATCATTCTGACTGTTGGCATATCGACCATATTAAACCACGCTGCTCATTTGACTTAACAGACCCCGAAGAAATAAAAACCTGCTTTCATTATACTAATCTACAGCCCTTGTGGGCAAAAGACAATATGAGTAAAAGTGGGAAATATTAGTATTGGTGGGGGGGGGAGAAGTATTGCTTACTTTGGGGGCGATGTCAAGATGTTTTTAAGCAATTTTCATCGGCTCAGCATGAGTAATAAAGAAATCGTCATGAAAACCTTCTACAGGCTCACCGTCAGTGTAGTAGAAAATATCGTCATCGTCACAGCTCCCATTCCAAGAGCCATCAGAAATGATAACGTCTTTGATTTCTTGTTTATCGGTTAGGAAGTATCCTTGGCAAATGTGTAGCATAATGTAGTAGTAGTTAGTGTTGCGGGGAGAGTGTGAGGTTAATTGTGGTCAGTGTCAAGAATTTTTTTGACTAATTTGCCGCCAAGTTTTTCTGCTACGCTGCAAGCCGCATCGAACGAATTAAAATCGCCGATACACTCAAAGCCTTCTCCTTCGATATGACCATAGATGGAAAAAACCAAGTCATCATAAGGGCGAACTTCCAAAGAGTCGTAAACTGCTGGTGATGATAGTGTGTAGTATGCTCTCATATTAGTCTTCAAATGTAGTTAAAGAGAATTGAATCTTTTCTTCTGTTTCTTCTGCGGCAGGAGCGACAGGTGCGATTTTGATTTGCGGCTCCAACAGTTCGATACCATTTTCGCGCAGCCACACCTTCGACACAGGAACAACTGCCATGCTGCCAACCAATTTCTCCAGATCACACAGGCGCATCTTTACAAAAGAATTAGATCCGCTGGGTCTGCCTTTGCCACGTTTTGTATTGTCTGAGTTCATGTCGCCGCGAAAGTAGCATACCCACTACCCATGTGTCAAGTATTTTTTTCTAATTTTTAATCAACAGGAAAAATAATATTCCCGCCGCCATTTAAAAATCGTTTTAAGTCCACATTTCTTTGCGATGCTTCCAGATCTTAGCAACCACATCATCTATTTCTTTTTGTTTTTTGTCTGCGGCTTCGAGCATTTGTCTCACAGTAAGATCCTTCATGCCTTCATTTCGTTTATCATATTTGGTGATGATGTATTCGTAAGCAGAAGAAAGATCATCGTATACCTCCTGGAGCTTAGCTAACCGTTTATTTCCGATTAAACCTTTCGCAATTTCTTCTTGGTAATCTGCGGGATTTTTTAATCCTTTTTCGACTTCTACATAGTGCCGCAGACATTCGATCAAGGTAATTTCGATGATGCAATCCTTGTCTAGCCAATCGCCGCCGATCTTATCGCATAACCATTTTTGTTTATTTGGCCCCGATTCTTTCGCAATTTCTTTGTTTAAAAAGTCATTAAAGTCGCTGCCTCGGTGTATATTATCACTCATGTTTATTTAGGGAAAAATCGTTCGTAATTTGGTTTTTTATATTTGGCTGAAAATCATTCGTAATTGGAGGTGCGACAAAATGTCACACCCCCCTTACCGAAGCAAAGAGATCTTTAGATTGCGCAAAATATCCTAATCAGAATATTCGTTATAGCAGCTAAAGCAGTCACAGTATTAATTATTAATGATAATATTGCTATGTTTCTATCAGTCATTGCTTGTGTTTATTTGCCGCCACCCAACTGTCGCGACTTCGGCAGTTGTTCTTGCTGAAGCCAGTGCTTACCACGACCAAGCAGTCGCCGCATAAAATGATAAAGCTTTTTGTTCTTTTGTCGCCGCGCCTCCCACATAATGTCTTCTTGAGAGTATTTAGACTCAGTGTTATTTAGCGCAATGTCGTTCGTAATTTCAGTATTATTATTCATTGTTTATTTAGGAAAATGTTGTTCGTAATTTGGGGCAATTTATTTGCCTTCTTGTGATTCACAAATCGTGCTTGCATGAACAGGATTGAATCGCTTCATGTAATCAGAAAAGGTAGGAAACTCTTTGCTGGAAAAATTAAAGACGTAATCGAACAAAAAGTCCTCGCCGTCTATATCCATCAATGGTATCTTTTCAACAAGTTCTCTATATGAAGCCTCTTGAATTTTACTAAGGTTATTAATGAATTGTTTATAAGCGGAGATAAGTTCTTCTGTTTTGTTTATTTCGATCATTTTGTTTCGTAATTTTAGTTAGTTTTTTTTCGCATTTTCTTTTTGTTTTTCTTGCATACGCGCAATATGCTTGCTCCACACATCAGACTCTTTTTGTGCGTATTCTTCTAGCTCTGTCGATGGGTTGTATCTAGGAAAGAACTGGTTCAAAACGTATGTCCAGTAGTCTGCAAAGGTGCGACAAAATGTCACAACAGCTAAAATAACTGAAAGCAGCACGCTTAGAATCATTCCCGTAGGGAATGCAACGAATACGAAAGCTAAAATCTTCTTCATGCGCCAATAGTATGCGTTATATAAGGATATGTCAAGAAAAAAAAGGAAAAATTGGGAAAAATTGGGAAAAAGTAATAAAAAAGAGTTTTAATTCAGCGAATCCACCCCCACCCTCCCCTCTTTCCTTATATTATTCCAACACGCTGTTTCTTTTGTCTCTTTCTCTATGTTTATCCCTATATATTCTCTTATGTTTATTGGTATAGGGAGAGTGGTAGGAAAAGTCGAAAAGCCATTGATACTCAATGGTTTCAGCGTTTTCGAGGTGTAGATCGCAGCCTCCTTATTTAAGCGAATATCGTTCGTAATTTGGCTTCTCTTTCTCCTACGTTTTTACCATAGAAAAGCATGCTCAGAATACGCTGTGACAAAATGTCGCACTTGTTCAAACACCTGCGTCAAAATGTCTCTTAAACAATAGAAACAAACAATCCAAACGCTTTTTTATAATTCACAAACGATTTGTTTTGGGGCTTTTCGTTTGGAAATTATTTGAAATTACTACTTGCCCCGAAAAACCTCACACTTTATTCTCCCAGTTAAATTCTACAGAATCTGCTAATCGTCTGAGCATACATGCAATGTTTTGATTAAAGCTCTTTCCATTCATGAGTGTTTGCTTCTCTACGAACAATTGACCAGCTCGATCTTGGGTGGTTGGATTGTTCGTTTGTAGTTGGACAGCTATGTTGTATCCTACTGTGTGGAATGTGCCACTTATGTTATATGGATCAGAACATGGTGTTTCGCTCATTGTATTTTTCTTTTATTTTGTTGATTACATGTTTTGCTGCTTCAATTTCTTCAGCGGCATACGCCTCCATATCAATTCCGCGAATATCTGTAACTTTGTCAAGCAAAGCTTTCAATACTACAATAGCAATATCCAATTCTCCTGATAGCATAAGACTTAGACCTCGGAAACTATCCATTGCATGTTCGTTGCTGCATGGATAAATGTCACGCTCTAATTTGTAGACTCTGTCTATGTTGCTTTTTATGTTACTCATGGCAGTGATGATTCTAATTGTTTAATAGCTGTTTTTGTGCGTTCAATTTCTGACTGCATCATTTCAGCGAGCATTTTGTTTTTTTTGGTTGTGCGCCCGAAATTAACATCGTGTTGTATCAGTAGTTCTTGTGAGCTTTCTAATCCCGACTCTAAGCAATCAAGAATGTTTCTTAGGTCTTGTTCGGGGATTTGAATCATTAGTGGTTCGTAGTATGAGTTCATTGTTTTTTATTATTTTTAATTGGCGAGCGTGGCAGGATTGATTACCTGCATGACTAACGCTGCCCCCGAAATGGAAGCATTGGACTCTCACCTGTTAGTCTCGTCCGTTTCTCGTATCCCCTAAATAGAGGATGTGGGAGTCGAACCCACTGCGTCTAATTCCGCCACACGCTCAAAATTGTTATTTTAGATACTCCAAAAAAGGAACTACTCTTGCTACTCCCATCATCTGCTCAAAAATCTGAGCGCGAGCAAAGAATGTTGGCGCATCGAATCTATTGTAGATGAAAATTGTCGCGAAAGAATCTACTCTTGTGACAACAAGCGGCATCTCTGTTGTAACGCCAGCAGAAATCAGTGTATCTGCAAGTCTTTGAATCGCGCCATTTGAAACAGGATGCTGGCAAATAAACGCGAAGCCATGATTGTCGCGGTATTTTGTTTTGATTTCGTCTATGGAGATGTTTGTTATCATTTTTATTTATTTTTTGGAATCTTACCATCCACAATCAATCCTTCTTTGGTAAGCAGTGCGATTGTCATTTTTTATTGTTTTTAATTGTTAAGTTTGTCAATGAGTTTACGATTGATTTCCTTGAGGGTTTTTGCTTCCTCATATAGGTTATCATAAAGATGATCTAAATGCTTATACAATTCGCGACGAAATTCCAAATCTCTTTTAACTGATTCGAGTTCCATTTCTAAAGCGAAACATAAATCAAGAGCTTCGCCAAATGCTGGATCGCCACTGTATTGATGCTTTTTTTTTAAAGCGTTAGTTTTGGGAGTGGGTACTATGATCATTTGTTTTTATTGATTAAAAATTACTGATTACGCATTGCAATAAGAGCATCAATCAAATCATCAATCTCTTCATCAGAGCATGGATTAGTTCCAATCTCTCCAGCAAACAAAACAGAACGATCTTGATATAGTCGAATCTTGATGCCGCCGAAACTAACTACAATCTCTTGGGTATTAACTGGCTCGAATCTATCAGCATCGTAATAATGTGGCAGGGTTTGAGAATCTTCAGCGGTTTGAACTTGAAGATAGCCGTCATTATCAATATCAACAATGCGATATTTCCCACCATCTACAAGCTCTCTAGCGTAGCAGTTGTCAATACATACGATTTCGTCTCCGATTTTCATTTCTTTTGTGTTTCTTGGATTAGGTTGTCGGCATATCTGTTGATCGCATCGTCCATGAAATGGATCACTGTGTCTCTGAAAATGTCGTCGTCAAGATTATTACCACGATACTCTTCTACTGTCAAGTAATTTTTTTGAGGATTAATCAACATCAAGGAAGTCTTCTCTGTATTCCATTCTGGGCGCAGATTGTCAATTAAAAGGTTATTTTTATTCGCCAATGGATGCTCTGTTACAAGAGTTTGACTGCCATATAAACTGGGCATCTTGATACAATAACGCTCAGTTGTTTCGCGCCCGATGATGTAAGAATCAGGAAACCCCCAACCTGCTTGTTTATTGATGCGCTGTGCATACAGTTCTGCCGCAGCGGTGAGGATATAGACGTTATCTGCCCCGAATACTTCGCGGCTGTAGTCAATCACGTATTTTGCACATGGTCTGACACACGTATAGTAGAGTTCATCATAAACATCAACGATGATTGTGTGTTTATATTTTTCGTGAATATAAGTGCGAGAGTGAATTAGTGTTTCGTCGATGTCCCAGAATAGTTTCATTTTATTTTCCTTCTAGTTTCTCTAATTCTTTTCTAAGATATTCTTTTCTCCATTCTTGTCGCTTCTCTTCATCAATTCTAATTTTTTCAATCTCTTCTTCAGTGTATGGAAATAAACCATCAATATCCATATATCCATCATTTTTATACCATTTGAAACTAGTATCTTCTACTTCCATTCCATCAGCATAGGCATTCTTTAGCGTTTGTTGAAGTGCATCAATAAGATACTCAAGTGTCATTTCGTCTTCCCAGTTGAATCCATCTGGATAGTATTCAGCGAGATTGCGTTCGTCGTGTGTTTTGTGATTGTAAACCATATATTATTGGAATAATTTGTTTGTTATTTTTTCTTTTATTTCTTCACGTTGATCTTTACTGGCGTTGCTTACAATGCGATCTACAATTTCTTGAAAAGAAGGGTAATGATAAAACGTATCAATGTAACCATTTGCCCAATGGTCATATTCGATTTCTACTTTTGTTTTTGTTTTAAACTGTTTCTCTGTGGCAGTAAAACCTAACTGTTCTAGTTGCTTTTTTGTCAGTGGTATTTCTTTTTTATTCATTTTTTATTGTTTATTTTTAAGACATACCTCAAGTTCTTCATGAGCTGCTCTGCGTCCATCACACATTTCACATTCACAAGTAGGTTTCTCTAGCTTGTGGAGAGAACCGTTCTCGAATTTCGCAAGACCTTTCAGTTCCACCCACACAGTGAAGGGAACGCCCCAGCCTGTCATCCCAACTGTAATGTCGCGGCAATAGCTGGCTACCATGCAGCGCACTTCGTAGTCTGAGAAGTCTCCATTTTGAGGGCGACGATCTTTGCCATGGAGTCGTCTTCGTCTTTCAGGTTTGATTTCTTCGTTTTGTTTCATACTATTGTGGCGACAATTTACGAGATTTTTTGTGATTTGTCAAGTTGTTTTTTAATAAATGGCGCGAAAGTGGCGTCAAAATACAAATTATCGGGTATCTCTCCAGCGTTCACGACAAATTGCGCCATTTCTTCTGGACTCCAACCGTTTAATCCTTTTTCTCCCGATTGCGCGTAGTAAAATTTCCAATGAGGATTGCGGCGACAACATTCAAAAAGTGGAGTAAAGTCAACTTTGATACTTTTTCTTGCCCCAGGTCTTGTTACAGTGACGAGTGCGAATGATTTGCCCTCTGTGCCTTGCTGTGGACCAATTTTGCCTTTGACGTTCCACTTGCCTTTCCAGCCATCGGGAAGTTCGTGATAGTTGTAGGAGCGCCAAACATTGCCTGTTACCCCAAAAGACGCATATCCTGCGGCTCCACCAGCATGGAAGCCTTGTTCGTTTGCTCCAAATGCAAACACCTCATCGTCTTCAAGATGAGTGATTGGAGCTGTGTATGTTTTAATCATCAGATGAATCAGTTTTCTGAATAAAGTTTGGCACAAGAGTTCCATTATTGTGTTTCTCAATCAGATCAATCAACCACTGTAGGCGAAACTCGCAAATCCACCGATCACTAATGTAAATCAAATCACACAAAACAGATCGCTCTGATTCATATCCATACGTTTCTTCGCCTGAACGGTCATCACATTCTTCCTTATTGAGTTTGTTGAGGAATTTGATGTAGCGAAGCTCCTTTTTGAAGATTGGGAGAAGCGGCGTAATGATTGATAAAGCAGACGAAAGAGTCAAGTTTTGTCCATTATCCCACACATTATCAAAAGCTTTACGAATAGCTACTTGACGATTTAGGGATTTTTTACGCTTTTTTAATAAAACTGATCGTTTCATGATTTAATTAGCGTTGGTAAATTGGGAGGATTGTGTATGTTTTGCTGGGGCTGTGTTCGAGTTGCATCGCAACATAAGTCTCCGCTTCTTTCAGTGTGCTATTGTAGCCTCCCACTTCATAAAGCACTGTTTGAGGCCAATGATTGACATCGTAAATGTATATTGGGTCTTCTTTGACTTCGTAGATTCGATAGGATGTTTCCATATTGTTGTTTTATGTGGCGAGAAATTAATCAATAGAATGAACAATGTCAAGAAGTTTTTACAGAATCTCCAAACAATTAGCTTGAAGATAACCTACAATTACTCCGCGAATATAAGCTTCGGACGTTTGATAAACAATAGAATCGGAATTTAAAAAATCGCTCATAAGATCGCAATAAATATAACGATCATCATAGCGAAAATTAGTTGTCGAGAATCCTCCACCCCAAGCGTTGGTGTTAAAAATAGAATTACGATCAAATACTGTGTTAAGTTTATAAACAAGCTCTTTAACAAATTCTTCATCTGAGCTGTAGTATTTAATATCAATTACTGCTTTTGTTGTCATGTCGGGGAAAAGTTAATCAATAGAATAGATAATGTCAAGATGAAATTTTGTAAAATCTGCAAAGATCGCTCCAAGCACAAGAAATATAATCTCTGCCATGTTTGCAGCGTAAAACTTCGTAACAAAGTGTTTGAATATTGTCTTCGATTGTGTCATGATCCAGCTTGGAAGTGTAGCCGTAACGACCTTCCAGAGTCAAATCTTCGTATAAAAGAAGGTCGGATTTTGCTTGGGTATTCAAGTCCCAATAGTATTGATTCTTTTTGGGGTTAAAGTTTAGAGTAACTTCGATTTTGTGAAGAGCAAGGTATTTGGCGATTTCTAGGAACATATTTTTTATTGATTAAAATTCAATCTTCTCGACGATTGGCAAAAGGCGTTTAATGGGCATATCTGCCTCACACGTTAAATGAGAACAGCTTGGACCACCTTCATCGTCAGCAATAGTATTATATCCGCATTCATATACTTTCTGGCACAAATAACCATCTGCACACACGAAGAATTGGTTTTCTTCAACGTCTTTGAGAGTTAGCTCTTTATTTTCTGTTTGTTTTTCGTAGATAAATCTCATTGGATGAAGTCTTCAATTTGTTCTTCACAAGCACTGCGGAATGCTTTTAATACTTTTACAGCATTCGACACCGCATTAATATCAACATCATCTTCCAGAACTTCTTCTGGTTTCAGATAACCGCCATCGAAAAGATCATACCAAAAGTCATTAGTATATGTTTCTAAGTTTTGTTTAATTTTCATGTTAAATATTTGATTTTTCAATTACATTTCTAGCCAAGTCTGTGGGGTCTTCACCTTCCCAACTTCCAGTGTCATGAAGTTCCAACAAGGATTTGAGAGTGAGAATGGCTTCTTTATAGTCGGAGTAGCGCACCCATTCGCCAGAGCTACTAGTTACCATTTCCGCATGAGGATTACCGCCCCAATTACGCAAGTTAATCTCTGGCGTAAATGTTTCAACTGTTTCCATATTAGTATTTTTATTGATTAAAAATTCGCTTCGGAACGGTCTGCGCACTACCTTTTCAATATCCGAGTTCGTAGGGAGGATGGAATTACTGCCTGTCATTACTGACTTTATCCACGCACCCGAAGGCTCCATGTCTCGATCCCGCCAGTCCCGATGCTAAGTGAATAGTAGAGCGGGGGTCTGGCAATGTATTGATACTGCCGAAGCGAAAGCTTTTTATTGTGGTTTTTTGTAAACTTTGCGGCTGCGATGTTTGCTAGCAGGAGCATCCCAGCTAGTATCACAGCAACTGCCTTTGAATACTTTTGTGCCGTTGTTGTTTTGGTCTTTTTTGCTAGCGAAACCAGCGCGATTTGCTTGTCGTGTATTTTTGTTGGCCATAAGTGTTATTGTTTGCGGAGTTAATGTAAGATTAATAGTCTTCTTTGTCAAGAAGTATTTTGATGATTTTTTCGGCATTCTCTTGCCACGAAGGATATTCAAGAGTCGAAAACTCTTGCCCATGTTTTGCCACAAAAGCTTTCCAGTCGGCAAGAGCCTCTGGAGAGATGGGACGTTTGCTTGGTCGAGCTTCGGAAGCCTCACGAATAACATCAACAAGTTTTTCTTCTTTTAATTTCGCGGCGGCGGCGATTTCTGCGTTCGCAGGATAAACCATCTTCTTGATCGAGGTAGAACCTTCGCGCACTTGCACCAACCAGAAGCCTTTTTCTAGTCCTTCGTAGGCATCGAAGTCGTTGCAGAGAACGTATTTGTTGCCGACTTTTTTGTAACGGTCGCGATTTGCTTTATCCAAAATTTGTTGATATGCTTTCATGCGCGAGAAGAATAGCGTTTGTAAAATAGATTGTCAAGTTTTTTCTTACAATTGTTTACTTTTTGTGAACAAATGGCAGGCGATGAAAGAATCGAACTTTCATAAATCGAGTCAAAGTCGATGGCATTGCCATTATGCTAATCGCCAATTTGGTCTCAGCGGCAGAACTCGAATCTGCAACCCCCGACTCCCAAAGTCGGTGCGCTACCATTGCGCTACGCTAAGATGTGGTGGGCAGATGTGGTGTCGATCCACTCCCCCAAAAGGACGAAATTTACAGTCTCGCTGCCAGAGCCGCTGGCTTTACCTACCCGTAATAAAAGCATTCGCAATGGAATTCGAATCCATGATGCTGAGTAGAAAGCTCAGAGTGATAACCGCTTCACTATGCGAACATTGGCTCCCAAGGTAGGATTCGAACCTACGACCCAGCGGTTAACAGCCGCTTGCTCTACCACTGAGCTACTTGGGAATTTTAAACAATAAAAAACCTCATCGTGTTAGGATGAGGTGGGTTTTATCAGACAATCAATCAAACAAAAAACCTTTACCGCATCCTAGTGGATGTGTTTTGTGGTTGTTTATTTGTGGGATAATTGGTCATCTGAATTATTATACACCTTTTATTGAAGGTTTTCTATTTTTTTGATTTAAAAATTGGGTGGCCTGTCATGATCGGCATTGTGAAGCTTCAACCATGGCGGATTAGATTACGTCTAATCGGGCAGAGGGTATCTTAGCTTTTCAGCCGCAGACCATTGAGAGGGTGAGATGTAGCAACCTCGACGATGCGCACTACTGTAGTCGTCCTGTCATGAAACAGACCCCGCAAGGGATTTATAATCTATTGTTGAGTGTTTGTCAAGAACTTTTTAAAATATGTTCAATTACTTTTTTTGTCTCTAGTTGGATATACTTCACATTTGCCAGAATATTTTGCAAGTGATCTGTCTCACAATTCTTGAGAAGAACAAATTTAAAAGGAGATTTAGGATCTTTACCAAAAGTTCCCCAAATAAAATTTTCCGCTTTCACGTTAATATCATCAACGTCTGGATACTCTTCGGGAGGTAGTATTCTACCTTGTTTTACATCCCATACGCCGTTAATTTCTCCTACGCTATATCTGTTATAAATCTCAGCAAAATCAGCGTTAAATTCAAACCACACAGTCTGACCGTCCATTGAAAAGCGATTGCAACCGCTATAACAATTCGTATGAGGTTGACCTCCATCCATCATCAGATCTCCATGAGCAACACAATGGTAATGATGAAGCGATGCGATGAATTTTTCACCGTCTGTTTTTCCCAAAAGTTTCATTTATTATTGATTCTTTTGATTGGTTGCTTTGGCGATAACTGCTATTGCGTTTTCTATTTCATTAACGCATTCATTAGCATTGTAGCCTAGTCTTAAACACTCAAGTATGACATTAAGGTTTTCAAGCAATTCTGGTGCAGCTTTAATAAGATTAGCATTTGCATCCATTTGTGTTTCTAGCTCTTGTTGATTTTCTTCTGTGGCTTCGTCGTAAATCGACAAAGAGCAGATGATGTTGCCATTGCTGTCAGCGATACTGGTCGAATGCCAAGAGTGTTCAAATTTTCGCCAAGGAGAAGGAGAGTGTTTCATGTCGCAGGAACTGTAGCTGTTTTCGCGGGAGCTGTCAAGCTAATTTTGCACAATTCGTCGAATTTTTTCAACGCATCAGCTTCGGTTGTGTAAGTCCATCCTTTTGATCCCCATAATTCATCGTTGGGCGCAAACTCTGCGGGAGGAATGACGTTGCCCATAATTTCGCGCCCATTATGCGATTGAATGAGGATTACTTCGTAGCTGTTGTATTGCTTTTCTTGAAAAATTGCTACGTTGCCCGATCTTTTAATCAATAAAAAATCATTACCATGTTTTCGATATTGTGTTAATTGTTTCATTTTTGTGTTTTTCTACCAGTGAATTGTATCTTTCCCAAGAATCGTTTCCATTGTTTTCATCTGCTCAAGCGTTTCGCTGATTTCTTCATCGCTGATTTGTTCATCATTTTGATTAAAAATGCGAGAACGATAGGGACACTCTCTTACTAATTCCATGATTGACATCAAATAGCGGCGATAATCGCCCAGTGTCCATGTTTGCCCTCCATCGTCAGAGTATTTGTAGTAATAGTATTTGTGTTTCATGTTTGTTAATCAGAAATAAAGCACCAAATAATAGTAATCATTCTGTTGGTCTTTCGTAGGGAAAACCGTAAACTTCACAGAGGTCTTTCCAGTCGCGATCTACGCGCAAAAAGCTTTGTTGTTCGCGGCGATAGTATCGCTCGAATCTTTCTTTGCGAATGCCATCAGCGAAAGGATTAAACTTCTCTTCATAAGGCGCGAAATTGTTTTGGCGCATAGTGGAGATTGCTAATTGTAGGTCTTCTTTTTTACGGAGTTGTGAGGGTTTCATTTTACCAATCTGTTTCTTCAATACGCGGTTTTATTTTTTGTGATTCAAACCATGGCACAAGTTTATTGTTAAAGCAATCGCAACAAATATCGTATGAGAAGACTGTGGAATAACCGCTACTTGGATAGTTCGCGCCGATGCTACAACTTACTTCTGTTGTTCTTTTTTCGTAAAATTCTGTATTCCAATTGCCAGAATCATCGGATTTTTCGCCACATATATCGCAAGTATAATGCGAGACTTTTTCGAGGGTTTGCGCTGGGATTTCAGTTGTTTTGGTGTGTTTCATTTTTATTGTTTAATTGTATCTAGCATACCAATCCCAATAAGCTTCTAATAAAACATCTTCGGCTTCTCGGACATCTTGCTCAATAGCTTCTAACCATTTTTGGGGGAATTTGATTTCTTCAATATTCTCTGATAACCACAAAATATACGATGGTTCGATGTCGGCAATCTCGTCAAAGGTTTTGCCTTTGAATTTTCCAAAGGTGATGATGTCTTTTGGTTTTGTCATTGTTTCAAAAGTTCATTATTTTCAAAGATGTTACCGATTATTTCAAATTCATTAATTAATTCTTGAAGCATGGGCATCCAACCGTCTAAATTCTTTACTGAACAACGAAAAGCTGCATGTTTTTGGTTCCATTTTACGACCATCAACAACTCATTATTATTTTTTATGTTCATCGCAGCGCGTTTTCCACCATCCAGTGCCGCGCAACTTCCCATCTTTACCACAGACCTCGCAGACTGTCAAGGACTTTTCTTCCCATTTGCGACAAATATCGTAATACTCATCGCGATAGATTTCCCATGCGCCATCACTCTTTTCCAAATCACCTTGAGGAGTGAATTGACCGAATTTTTCTTTGATGATACATCCTTTGTATTGGAAGGTGTGACCTTCTGCGGCAGCTTTGTCAGCAAGAGCTTGCATATCTTGGCAAAAGCCAATGACAATATCTTTCCAACCGATACCATGTTCAAAGCCATAGCGCAAATTGACTAAATCATCTTGCGCGATTCCTTCGACATTATAAAAATTGTCATAAACTCCTTGAACATATTCTGATGGTTCAAGAAATATTTTGGGAAATTGTTCGACGACTGGTAGCCAGTCTTTTTCTAAGCATTCTTTTAGGAATTCCATATTTTTTTATTGTTTAAAAATTGGTTTTGCACCAAATACTCGTTGACACAATGCTTCAAGTAAAGCATCACGATTTTCAAATTCAATAGAGAAATTTTCTCTTTCCAAAAACGAATAGGTTAGTGAAGCGTTGTTTTGCATAACAAGGTTACTCCAGTCGATAGCATCTAAGTTTGTTGCAAGAGACTGTTCAATACCTAATCGTTCTTCTTTCATCCAATCAACAATACGAACAGTGTCATTAAAATCAAGCCTAAAAACACTAACAAAACTGGCCCCCAAAGCAAGCTTGTAACTGCCCACCATGACCAATCAATTTGATTAGTGAGTTTGAGTGCAATAAAAATTAAAGTTAGCGCTAGAAAAAACCAGCTGTTGCCTAGTGAGATATTTGTATTTTTATTCATTTTTTATTTCTTAATAGTTAGTTCTGATAGTCGATCTATCCATGGCTGTGTCGCAATGATCTTCATGACTGTTGCCAATTCCAAGATACTCGCAGCAAAGATCATGCTGACCGATAGCGTATTGTTCACGTTTATTCATTTTATGTTATATCCTCCTGTTTTTTTCGATAAGTCAAAATTTCTATCAACAAAATCAATCACCTCTTGCGGATCAATGTCTCGTGGAAAAATAATGTTCGGTCCATGATTGTCAAGCATAACAGCTTTTAGATTGCCAAATTGCTTTAGACCATCGCTTGTTTGCTGACCGCATTGATGCGAGCCACACTCAACTTCTCTTTGAGATTTAAGTGGTATGTCATCAACATGATCTTCACGAAGCGGCGAATGAAAGTGCAGCACACAATCAAAGCCAGCGTGATCTCTAAAAATAATTCTTTGACTTTGACCGCCAACACTTGGCTTTGCGCCGTATGCCAGCACCGTATCAGGCGAATCGCTCTTAACATAAACCAACCCAACTTCTGATAGTTTGTTAAAGTTGGATTTTCTGATTGATGTCAAAAATTCGCTATCAGAAAGTTTCACAGCAAAGTGTCCAACTGTTGAATCACCAAATGGCTTATAGGCATCATGCTTAATGCAATGCTCAACAGCTAATCGCAAAGACTCTGGTACTCGCTCATCACTCCATGGCACAGGCTTACCTTCAACAACAGTTGATCGTGTGAATGTTAGCTGCGAACGATAAAACACCATGTCAACCAAATTTCTAAGCACTTCATCTCTGTCATTTGTTTCATGATATGCCGCTTCTTCGGGAGTGACAATCATGTTCCAACGAGTTTTTGTATCATTAACCAGCACAAGATTGCAGGAGCTTTTCTTGCAAAGTGCCAGTCCTTTTTCATACATCTCCTGTTTTGAAGCGCCGCATGTTGTTTTGAATGCTACTAGCGTGAGATCTTTTCTTTCTTTTCTAAAAACATCAACAACTTTATCTTTGTTAGGAACCAACTGTGCATCATAAGTGTTGTGAGAATTCAGCCGTCCAGCATATTTTGGATTTTCTCCTTCACGCAATTCTGGAGCTTCAACAATCAGATTAAAATCACATACAGCAGGACACCAAATAACAATTTTTGTAGCAGCGTCAGCTACAATGCTTTCTGCTAATTTTTTAAGATCGTTGGGACTTTGCAAATCATGCTTGCCTCCAGCCATTGCTGTTAGATGCATCTCAACATCCATTGTGTCAAATCGCTCTTTGCAAAACTTTTCCAATTTTCTCGCAGTTGTGCCAAAAGCTGGAGCGCACAAGCCAAGATGACAGCTGCTATGCGCAACAGTGCCGCCTCCAATGATGTGAATTTTTTTATTGTAATTTTTCATTTTTTATTGTTTCTCTTCTTGTTGTTTTTGTTTATATTCGCAGCGAGCTTCGAAGCCGTCTTGACTACACTCGAATTGGCTCGATGCATTCGCTAGCATTGATCCTATTTCACAGAGAGTTAAAGCTTGCATGTCAGAATCTGCCCATGACCAACTGCGGATATATTCTACTAATTGTTCGAATGTGTATGTTTTCATGCTTTGCGCCATCTTGAGGATTTTTTAATATCAGGGTTTTCAATACAAAAGTCATCGCCTTCGAAAATTAAATGACCGTCACCATCCCAAGCCCATGCGACTTTGAGATTTGTTTCTGAATCAATAAAACAATGAATACTTTCTCTTTCTTCATCGGTGCATTCTTCGATGTATAAATATAATTCGCCCAACAACATAGGAGCGTATTTATCAAACCCTTCGGGGAAAGGAATGAATGAATCGCGCAATTTGAAGTTTGAATAGCAACCTCTACCCTCTCCAGGAAAAGCGTATTCCAAAAGAGATTCTCCCAAAATACATTCGTCTTCTTTGGCAAATCGTAAAATGTAATCGTCAAGTTTCATCGCTGCGGAGAAATGTATGTTGTTTTGTGGGTGTTGTCAAGATGTTTTTAATCAGAAACGACAGAATAAATTGTCGAATGATTCGGAAGAATTTTTTTCATTCTTTCCCAAGCTTCTTTTGGGGTGTCGTATGTATACACTGCATATTCAGAGGGAGATTTTACAATGAATTTTTCATTTTCGTGCAAAGTAATGATATGATTTTTCATTCCCTTTTTCCAATTTTTGCTATCGAATTGTTTCTCCCACTCGTAATCTTTACGCGCGACCAGTAATTTTAAATTGTCGAGTTTCAATGTTTCTTTGTATTTGGTCAGCAGCGAGTTATACCAGTCAAGGGTATAAAACTTATCTTCAAAGAAAAAATCTCGTTCTTTTTTGGAGCTAAATAACCGCTGAATCCAACAACCTGAACACTCTCCGCGATCAGCTTGCCATTTGGAGATTGTTTTATATTCTGATACGTATAGTTTACTCATATTGTTAATGTTTTTTATTGATTATTCAAAACTTGCAGGATTGCCAAGTCTTTGCCTTTGAGTTCAAACTCCCACACGCAATCTTTGTTAGCTGCAACGACACTAGGAACGTGAGTAGCGAACTCAGCATGACTACGAGACTTATCAGGCAAACCTTCGCTCCAGTGCATTACAGGCACATAAGAACCCCACGTAGACTTGAACAAATTAAGAAGCATGGACTGATCTGCGTCAGAACGATTACAAGAGTCATGTAGGTTATCAAAAACCAATGGAACTAACTTGCCAAATAAATCGTAAAGATTCTTACAATTCCAAAAGCCGCTGTCCTCGTTCTCCAATACCAAGCGATTCTGAACCGATGGCGAGCAAGAGAACAGCGCCGAAACAAAACGATCAACATAACTGGCGAGAGTTTCTCGCTTGAAGTCGGGCGAAAGATTGAGGTGAAGGCACATTGGCGCGGAATAGTTTTGCGGCAGACCCATCAAATCCAACATGTAAGCTTGGTGATTAAGTTCTTTAATACTACGATCAACAACATCTGGATTGTATGACGCAAGCACGTTGAAGCAATCAGGATGTGTAGAGATGGAAACGCCACTACGTTGTGCTGTTGCGCCAACATCTGCCAATGCCGACTCAATCACTGGCATGTCTGGCAAATCGCTATAAGAGATGTTGAGCGAGGAATCTGTAATCAATGGAGCAAGGCAACTAGAGATACGATAATGCGCGATACCATTTGCCGCACAATGCAAAACAATTTGTTTGGTTAGTTTGCAGTTGTGTAGAATACGCGACGAAAGCTCTACAAGCGCAGCGTCTCGATCTAGCTCCAGAAAGCGTTTGCGCGTCATGGTTTTAAAGGCAAGAGACTTGTCTTTCTTCTTGAGGATTTCACTGATGCATACGAGTCCTAATTTCATGCGCTGATGGTAGCTTAAATAGCGCTGTTGTCAAGGGTTTTTTTAATCAATATAAAGGCGCAGCATTTCTCGATCAAACACTTGCCCCGAAATATTCTCCATAAACTCTACAATTGCTCCGTTAATATCGTAACCTTTATCTTTGTATTTGATTAGACGCTTGATTGTTGCGGCGGGATATGTCACCGTATTAATCGAAAGTTTTTTTGTTTTTACGTCTTTGATAAACTCGCGAGAGAAGTAGAAAAATTCATCATCGAGTGCTGCGCATGTAGCGTTGAAATCAAATCCCCCAATAACTTCTTGGGGAGTTCCCCAACATTCGAGAATTAATTGTATTTTAATATCTCCTTGTTTGTAGGTGAACAGCTTTCCCTCTGGACATGAAAAAACTAGTTTGTATTTTTCTTGTTTGAGTCTTTCGCGAATAGCGTGAACAGCAGGAGAATAAGTAATCTTTTTTTCTACATTGCCAGATGCCGAGCCGAAATCTACAGCGTCGAATGATTCAATCAGTTCGACTGTCATAGGTTCATGCGTAAAGAAAACGTCAAAATCGGCGACCTCCTCTTGATTGAGTAGCGAGCGAGTTGATCCGCCAGCAACAAAACAGCCATATCGAAATATGTCCAAAAGCCATAGTGGAGCCATTTTGTTTAAGCGGCTTCTGCGAAAATGAGACAAAGGAATTTTCATGTGGCACACAGAGTAACATTTCGTAGCTGTTTGTCAACAAAAATCTTGCCGCGAAAATTTTTTCAAAAAACTTGTTGACATTATCTATTTTTCTGATTACTATTGCCCCCGACATGAAAACGCAACTGAATACATCACCAATCTTCACACAAGGAATTGAATCTTCGCAAGTGTCCAGCATGGACATGGACTTGGAAGGCATGAAGCAAGCTTGCCAAATCTTCCGCGACAATATCTACACCGACAAAATTCTCGCTGTTGTTCGTGAATGGGTTAGCAATGCTGTCGATGAGCATCTGAAACACGGTATCGAGCGTCCAGTTCAAACTGGCGTAAAAGAAGGTCGCTTCTTTGTTCGTGACTTTGCTAATGGTTTGGACGACAACGGTATTCGCAACGTGTTTGGTAAATACTTTCGCTCCACAAAATCAAACAGCGATCAGCCTATCGGCGGCTTCGGTGTAGGTGCAAAAGCAGGTCATTGCTATCAAGACGTTTTTTACGTTACCTCTTTCTATAATGGCACAAAGACAGTGTATTCGTGCGTTCTTGGTGGCGACGAATCTGGTGCATCTATCGGTCAAGTGATTGAAATGTCGCAAGAACCCACAAACGAAAGCGGTTTGTTGGTGGAGATTGACATCAAAGAAGATCGCGTCAATAGTAGTGATACTAGCACGTTTGTAGTTTATGCTCAAGCAATGGCAGATTATGCTACTTTGGCAAACATTGAAGTGATCGACGATAGCGGTAATACTATAAACGGTGTCTACAAAAACAATAACAAAACATTAATCTTAGAAAAAGACGGTATTCGATTCTATTCTTTTGAAAGTGGTTTGATTAGCTCGCAACTTTTTGTCATTACAATGGGTGGCGTAAAGTATCAGACCCCAGGCAGCTTCAAAGGTTTTTGTTTTGAAGATCAGTGTTCGCCAGTTACAGCTATTCAGATTGATGTTCCTGTTGGATTTTTTGAAGTGCCTATTTCGCGAGAGTTTTTCCGCGAGACTGCAAAGTTCACCAACGGTATTGCCAAGTGCGAAGCTATTCTCGAAGAGTTTATTAATCAACAAAAAGAATCATTGGGTAAGTTGACCCTTTCTGATTTGTGCGTGAACAAACGCAATCAGACTTCTTATTTTAAATTAAAAAATAATGCATTTGTGCCATCGAAAGTAGCATTGTCTTTGGCGAAAATTGGCAACCTCAATCCCAACAATCCTCTGGCTGAACACAATGGTCGTAAATTGGTTCTTCTTGTTTCTGATTCTTATCATCACCGTGGCGAGCAGGTTCGCAGAATCGAAGATTGGTGCAAAATAAACAACAAATCTGTGTTGTATTGCACAAAGCAAAGCATGGAGTATGTTTGCGCAGCAATTAGCCAGTATCAAGTTGATTCCGATTTAGTATTTCGCGCAGTAAGCTCCATTTATCCAAAACAAGGTAAAGGATCACTAGACGATGGTAAATATACGGTTTATTGTCGTGGCTACAGAGGTGGAAATATGCGCGTGTCAGCCCTAGAGTTGCACAATTTGTATTGGGATGCCTCACATACAGAAGATGAAGCTAAACAGTTTTTGTCAAAAGTTTTCGCTTCAAATTCTCTGCGAAATATTGACAAAATTCTCATTCGTGACAAAGGTTTTGTAGATAAGTTTACATTTTCGTCAGTGAATTTGCGAAAAGCTCTGATTACTCTTGGCTATGTTTCAAGCAAAGATAAAGATATTGTCGATTTGATTTCTGATTTAAGAAAAAAAGAAGACAGTAAAAACACCGAAGTCGCGAAACTGAGCAAAAAGCTTGACAAGTATCGAAGCTTTTTAAGTAGTAAATCAAAAAGAACTTTGAATGACAAAATTAGCGCAAATCCATATTGCTCAAAAATCAAAAACCGTCTCGACAAGATTGAAAAGATTATTATTGATTTAAAAAACAATAAAAATGAACTAGTTGCGACATTTGCAGATTTAACTTTGAACAGTTACTACTTTCAACCCAGCCGTCAAGATGTAAGAAAATTCATCAAAGCTGCAAAATAATCCTTGACAAAATACCAAAACAACAATACATTAAAAGCGCAACGCAACTTAACAATCTATGAAGTATATCATTAACCAAACAGGAATCGTCCTATTTATGAACAACAAACCGCAAAAGTTTGCTAGTTCAGATCCCAAATATGCGGCGATTATCGCAGCTCTACGCTTGCCATCTGATCAACAAGAGGACGCAATCAACAAAGCTCTGGAAGCGGCAGACGTAAACCGCGACATTCAATCCAAAGGATTTCAATTGAATTCTAACACCCGAGAAGTATCTTATCATGGAGAACTGCTTCCTGCACCATTGGCGCAAAAAGTGTTTTCTTTGATTGAACAGAACCTACCAGTCACTCTATTGGAGAAGTTTTGGGAAAATCTCAAACAAAATCCATCGTATAATTCGGTGCGAGAATTGTATGATTTCCTTTCCTACAAAGAGCTTCCTATCACAGAAGATGGTTGCTTCTTGGCGTATCGTGGTCTTCAAGAAGATTTCTATTCTGTTTCTGGAAATCTGGAAACTAAAGTATTGCAAGGCACTGTAAACAGCAAAGGGCAAATCTACAATGGCGTAGGTGAGCATATTGAAGTGCAGCGCAATTGTGTAGACGACAATCGCGAGAATCACTGCTCGTTTGGTATTCACGCTGGTTCGTGGGATTACGCTCGTAATTGGTCTCGCGGCAAAATGGTTGTCGTAAAGATTAATCCAAAAGATGTTGTCAGCGTTCCTTCTGATTACGACTGTCAAAAACTGCGCTGCTGCGCTTACACTGTCGTATCGGAAGTCGAAGTTGAAATCAATGCCGCTGCTACAGATGATAACGGAACCGCTTTGGAGAGTCCTGCTTTTAAAGAAGAGGTTGGCAATCGCAGCGAAGTAATTCGTCGAGTTGAGCGCTACTTGAGTCGTAAGCGTGATCAGGGAGTTCAAGAAGTTTCTTTCCGCGCAATTCAAAGCTGCTTCTCTCCAGATTGCCCCAGCATGGCAGAGATTACTGACGCTGTCAATGCTCTTGGCTATCTTTGGTTCTTTGTGGGAGAAAAGAAAATGGTTGATTTGAGTTGATTACCAGAGGGGGCGAAAGCCCCCTCAAAAACTTTATTTATGGCAACACGCAACAACATTACAAACGACGAAATAAAGAGCAAAGTTCTTTCAAAAGAAGGTCGCGAAAATTGGGATAAAGCTTTTGCGAAAAAGACAGCAATAGAGTGGGCGAAGCTTGATGACACTATCATTCTCGATCCCGATGGATTTAGAGAAGATGATGGAATCACTATAGAAACCCCTATTTCTTATTCTGAATATAGCAAGCGAATTCCCTTCGCGACTGTCATAATGAAAAAAAATCCTATTTAATCAATTTTTAAGTGTAAAAATAGACATGACAGAAGTAATCATTCCCCTTGTTTTGGAAGTTGCTAAAGCTTATCCATGGTTTCCAGTAGTCACTAGCGCTGTAACATTGGCCTCTGCTGTTGCGGCTATCACTCCAACACCTAAAGCTGGCAGTGTTTGGTCAAAAGTTTACAAAGTAATTGATATTGTTGCTTTGAACTTTGGTAAAGCTAAGCAAAAATAACACTTAAAAAACATTTAAAATCCCACCGAGTCAGAGAAATAAAACACTCTGGCTCGGTTTTTTTTGTTGACAAGCCTCACAGAAAATGCTACTTTTGGTCAGCAACTAATAACAATATGGGACTATCAAATCAAGAGAGATACAAAAAAATCGTGTGGGCTATTCATCATATTGAAGACGAGCTTCGTCATCTTCAAAACGATTACCAAACAGAAAGGCTGAAAAAATATGAAGGCAAGTTGTTTCCTGCTTTATTGAATCAAACAGGCGATCCTGCATTTTGGATATATGGCGGCAGCTTTGATAGCGACTCTTTTAATGGCTGCGATCTGATTTCAACTGCTTTTGAAGCGCACATGGAAGATTTGCGTTTTGAAAAGCAAAAAAGAAAAGGGCAAGATTATGTTTTTGAGCATAAACCTGATGTTTTAGAAAACGCTATTCAAATCGAAAATCTCATCTCACATTCTGTTGTTAACGGAAGAGGAGTAGTTAATGTTTGGAAGTGGGTTGAATCGTTTCTTTATGCCGCGAATCGGTATACTGATGAAATGTCTGAGAGCTTGACTCCTATTAAAAATGTTATTTCTAACCTGCAAGGAGATTTGTTTGCTATTATTTCTAAAAATAACAAGTATCTGAGCGCGTATCTCATGAGCAGAATTCTCAACAAGTGCGTGGATATTTATGATGATGAAGACATCCTTGTAAAAACAATCAGAAGCATGTATTTACATCATAATTTCAATGTCGATGAAAGCACCAACGCTGAAGTTTTGATGGATATGTGGGTAGACATCCAATTCAAATGCAATTCAGACATCGAAACCAATATAAAAATCCTATACACTCTTCGCTGCATGGGCAGACGAGCAGTTGATTCTAAAGAGGAGATTTTCGATGCTCTGAAAGATCATGTTGATCACGATGCGTTTGAGGAAGTCTTTAAACAACTCGCCAAAGAGAAGGAAGAATATGATGAGCGAAACAAATACGTTCCTCGCGATCATTGTGATTTGACTTGGAGATGGAAATACTAATATGCAAAAACTAATTTTACGATACTTTTGGGATGATGGAGGTGCTTATTGTGGACACGAACATCTACCGTTTGAATACCCTAGTCAAGAGCAAGCTTTTGTTGATTTTTTTACACTCTATGAAAAAAAAGATCCTTTTTTCTTCCTTGGAGAAAAATTTGAAAAAGGTATGCTGTGTTATGATCCAGAAATTCTGACACTCGACGAGTGGTTCGAAACAAATAAAATCAATTGAAAATGACAAAAAATAAATTAATAAAAAAACTTCAACAAATCAAAGGAAACCCCGAAATCAAACTTTGGAACGGGTTTGTTGACGACTGGATGAACTTTGACCTCGTGGAAAATATCTTAGTAAAAGAGTCTGAAGAGTTTGTTCGGTTTAGAATTGAAATGGATTGGAAACAGCAAAATAAAACATGGGAAATTCCTCCCGATGTTCAAGAGATGTTGGAAGCTAAAATCCAAGAAAGGCTCAAAACTGATGAATGGGAAACGCCAAACGAATTTGTTCAAACGAAAGAGGATTTCGACAAATGGTATGGCAAAAATGTCAAAAGAACGGTCTTTATCAATGCTAAAACCAGAGGCAAAAAATGCTGGGATAGACTTGGAGATATTCGTTATTAAAAACTAGGTCATAATCAAGTTATGAACAAAACATTGTATTATAAATTGTTGAATAGTGGTGGTCAGTCACATACTATTGAAGATTATCGAGAAGTTATCAAGGTCATTGATAAACGTAAATTTCTTTTAGATAGGTTGACTGGAACCATTCGTGGATCGTTTGATGGCGAATTTAAAAAAATTGACGTTAAGTTGATCAAGCATATCGTTGATTATTTGATTACGAATGAATTGGTGGATTTGGATAGAGTTGAAAAATGTGAAATTACGCAGAATATCGAATAATGAAAATTCAAATATCAACAGAAGAAATACAAAAAATCCTTAGCTTTAAAATTGATTATAAAAGAAAGCTTGATCATGGAGAAGTCGATCCTCTTAGTGGCTCGATCAAGGTGAAGGATTTTGTTCGGGATTTTTTGAAAAATCGCGGAATCAAAAGACCTAGAGTTTACGAACAAGGTATTTATGCTTTTGGTAATGTAGGAATGCATACTGATAATCTTTCCCCAAAATCAGCGATGACGCTCTGTTTGATGATTTCTGGACATGGTAAGCTTTTTGCATGGAATGGTAAAAGAATCAATGAATGTTATTTGAATAAAGGAGAGGGTGTTATTTTTGATTTCAACCTCCCCCACTCATTTGAGACGAAAGGGCAATGCCAAGCATTTCTAATTGACATTCCTAAAAAATATAAAAAAC